GTTGGCTGGCCTACGATGGCGACCAGACGCTGTTTGTGCCCGAGTTTGGTGAGCACAACGGGGCTTCCGCCAAGCGCCGAGTTGAGGCAACAAAGCGAAAACAAATGTCACGCAAAAAGTGTGACAAAAGCGTGACCAGAGAAGAGAAGAGAAGAGAAGAGAGTAAGAGAGGAGATTCCGTATCTAAAGATACGGGCGCTAACGCGCCGATTTATATCAATCAAAAAGAATCGCCAGAGCCTGATGATGACGATCCAACCAAGGCGCTTTGGGATATGTGGCTCAAGGTGGTTGGGGCAACCCCAGCCAACCGAGGCATCCTGGGTAGGGCGATCTCAGAGCATGGCGAGGAAAAGGTTCGAGAGGCGGTCGCCGCCACGGTCGGGAAAAAACCCGCCGATCCCATCAGCTACTTCCGAGGCTGTCTCAAGCCAAGGCGGCTTGTATGTTGAGCGAGACATTCGAGCAGCATGGGATCAACATTCCTTACGGTAGAGCAGGTGAGCTTGATGTGCCGTGCCCTGAGTGCGGGCCAACACGCAAGAAGAAAAAAGACCCCTGCTTGTCGGTCAACGTGGATGAGGGCACTTGGTTTTGCCATCACTGCGGATGGGCGGGCGGATTAAAACGCAACGACCACGGCCGGATTGCGCCCAAGCCTAAAACCTACACCAAGCCCGCGCCGCTAAAAGCCACTGAGCTATCCGATAAGGCGATTCGGTTTTTGCGTGATCGCGGGATTACCCAGGCGGTCGCCCAGCGCAACCGACTGTCTAGCCAAACGGTTTTCATGCCTCAGGCAGGCGAGAAGGTCTCGGCGATTTGCTTTCCCTACTACCGCGGCGGGGAGCTGGTTAACGCTAAGTATCGTGATGGCAAAAAGCGCTTTCGCATGGAAAAGGGCGCTGAGCGCGTGCTCTTTGGGCTCGATGATATTGATCCGGCATGCACGGTGATTGTCGAGGGTGAGTTCGACAAGCTTGCCTGCGAGGTGGCTGGTTGGCCCAACGTGGTAAGCGTTCCCGATGGCGCACCTACCCCTGAGACTAAGAATTACGCAAGCAAGTTTGAGTTCCTCAACGATGAGCGAGTCGAGTCGGTTGAGCGATGGATTATCGCGGTTGACTGCGATGAGCCTGGCGAGCGCTTGTCTGAGGAGCTGTGCCGGCGCTTTGGCAAGAATCGATGCCTGATTGTGGAGTGGCCTGAAGGGCAAAAAGATGCCAATGACGTGCTCAAAAAGATGGGCGCCGATGCGCTCAATGAGGCGCTCAGCAACGCCAAGCCAATCCCGATGGAGGGTGTGTTCACAGCTGATGATCTGCGCGATGACATCGACTCGCTGTACGACAATGGCCTGGACAAGGGCGTGTCGACAGGGTGGCCGTGCCTAGATCAAATCTACACCGTGCGGCCCGGTGAATTCACAGTCGTCACCGGCATTCCTAACTCGGGAAAATCCAACTGGCTCGATGCCCTGACCGTGAATTTAGCGCGTGAGCAGGGCTGGAATTTCGCGATGTTCTCCCCGGAGAACCAGCCGCTTTCCGATCACATGGCGCGGATTATTGAGAAATACGTTGGCCGGCCATTTCACGATGGCCCAACCCAGCGCATGGATCGCGACACCATGGATATCGCGCGCAGCTGGGTGAGTGAGCACTTTCGCTGGATTCTGCCCGCCGATGATGCTGACTGGACGATCGACGCGGTGCTCGAGCGCGCCGCGCAGATGGTCTATCAATACGGCATCCGTGGCCTGGTGATCGATCCGTGGAACGAGATGGAGCACCTGTGCCCATCCGATCAGACCGAGACCCAATACATCTCACAAAGCCTGAAACGAATCCGTCAGTTCGGTCGGCGCTACGGGGTGCATGTCTGGATCGTGGTTCACCCCACCAAGCTGCGCAAAAACGAGCGCGGCGAGTACCCCGTGCCCACGCTATACGACTGTGGTGGATCGGCGCATTGGCGCAACAAGGCCGATAACGGCATTTGTGTTTGGCGCGATCTTGGCCCGGATGCCTCGCCCGAGGTGGAGATTCATGTGCAAAAAATCCGCTTTCGCCAGATCGGCCAGTTGGGCATGGGATCGCTGCGATACGTCAAGCAGTGGGGTGGTTATGACGATAGCACTAAGCCACGGGAGATCGCGATATGACCGATCCCAAAATCGCAAGCGCGCAAACCAACCGCGAGCGCTTCCCTGATATCGCTGAGTTTGTTGATGAGCTCAGAGCAGTGTTTGGCGAAGCGCGTGTGATCGATATTCAAACCACGAAGGAGTAGGCCATGCAGCACATTGAAATCGAAATCGAAGAGAACAAAGCCCGGCGGGCTGAGGCTGCGATGGATAGCCATCGGCAAAGGACCGGGGTGGTGGATGACGGCGCGATGGAGCAGGGCTGGAATGAAATTTTCTTAGAGGCCGTCGCTGAGTCAGAGCGCTTGTTCTGTCACTCCACCGGCGCTGAAGACTACCTTGATGAGGCCAGCGAGCAGATGAGAGATCGCGCCCAAAGCCGTGATCAAGATGATGGCGAGCGATCGATGGCGCGGGCGGTGGCAGCGTTCAACACGCTGTATGGCCACGAGCTAAGCGAGACCGAGGGGTGGCAGTTTATGTCGTTGCTAAAAAAATCGCGTGGCGCCGGTGGTGCCTATCGCGAAGATGATTATGTCGATGACATCGCTTACTGCGCCTTGGCAGCAGAGTCTGCTCAGCAGGAGCTTGCCTGATGGCGCAAAGAATCCTGAGAAGCGAGCGCGATCGTGAGGCGGTGATGGCCTGGATTAAAAGCCAGCGTCTGCCTTGCTCGGTCAAAGTTGAGCCGGGTGCTAAGCGAAGCCTTGAGCAAAACCAGCTCCAGCGGCAGTGGCTTTTGGAAGCACAGGAGCAGGGCGATCAAAGCGCTGAGGAATATCGCGCCTACTGCAAGCTGCACTTTGGTGTGCCGATTCTTCGCGCTGAGAACGAGCGCTTTTGCGAGCAATACGATCGGGTGGTCAAGCCGCTTGCCTACGAGGCCAAGCTTGATTTGATGCAAGAGCCCATCGACTTCCCCGTCACGCGTTTGATGAGTGTGTCACAAAAGACTCGCTACCTAGATGCGATGTTTGTGGCGTTGTGCTCACAAGGGCTGGTACTCACGGAGCCTGCCAATGCTGCTTAAAGAAAACCCCGTTCGATCCAAGCCGTTGCGTGAATCAGCGCGCGATGCGCAATGCACCTTGCGGCTACCGGGTCACTGCAACGCTGACCCCAGCACTAGCGTGCTGTGTCACTTGCCGTTTGGTGGGCGCGGGGTGGGTACCAAAGCAAGCGATGATCACGCGGTGATTGGCTGCTCAGGGTGTCACGACGCGATGGATTCGCGTGCGCTGCTGCAGATCAGTCAAGCCGAGCTCTATGAGTGCATGGTCCGGGCGATGGCAGAGACAAACGCGCTTTGGCGCGCCCAGGGATTGGTTCAATACAAGGGAGCAAAGTAATGCAAGCCAGTGATGATCTCTACGGCGATGCGATCAAAGACTCGCGCCCAGATGAGCGTGATGAGTTCTTCCGCCTGGTCGCCTCGATTTTAATTACCGCGATTGATGATGCCTGTGACCAGCGGCCAAAAGGGGTTCGCGAGGAGCACTGGCAAACCGACGAGCAGCGTATTGAGCAAATTATCGAGGGGCTGTGTCGGCATGCAGGCGACCCAAAGTCCGGACCGATGAGCATTAGCACCAAAGCTATTGAGGCAATCGATTGGCTGTTCAGCGATGAACATCATCCGCTTTCTGCTATCGGCATTGCCGAGGCGGTGGGCACGGATATCGGGCAGATTCGTCGCGGCGTTAAGTACAACCCGGCATCGCTTTGGCGTGTGTTCAAGATTGAGCGAAAGGGGCTGAAGAAAATGACCAAGCGGCGCGAACCGCTGGAGGAGGCTGCCTAGTGGGCGCTTCGCAACGCAACAAGGGGGCAGCCGGTGAGCGTGAGCTTGCCAAGCTGCTGTCTGAGCGATTGGACATTGAGTGCTACCGCAATCTTGAGCAGTCGCGCTGTGGCGGGGCTGATCTTTTAGATGTGGGGCCTTGGGCTATCGAAGTCAAGCGCCATGAGCGCCTGGCGATCTCAACCTGGTGGGGGCAGGCGTGTCAGCAAGCAAAAGACTTGTGGCCTGCACTTGCCTACCGACAATCGCGCCAGCCCTGGACTGTGCTGGTGCCTTTGGCGGTGCTCGTGGGGGAGCGTGGAGACTTTGTGACCGGACACCGGGCCGCACTGAGTCTGGATGGGTTTTGCGAATTTACTCAAAAACGCCAGGAGCACCGCAATGAGCATCGAGCAACAACTCCAGCGCTGGGGTGATTACATGGAAACGGCTAGGGATTTTGGCCTAGGGTTTCCTAAGCGTACTGTGCTACACCGCTGCATGATTGAAGGGCCCGCCGCTGGCGCGCCAACTGGGCGAGGCGATGAGCCAGTGCCCCGCGATATTGAGCTAATCGAAGAAGCACTTGCCAGAATCCCCGAGCGCGATAAGCGCTTAGCGATCCGGCTTTATGTCGAGAAAAAACCCACCCCTGTGTTGCGGCGCATCCTTGGGGTGGATCGTGATTTTATGGACGAGATTATTGCGCGTATGCAAATGCGTGTAGCTGAGGCGATTGATGAGCGATCGGCAGCGTAAGCTCAACGCCCAGCGCCAGAGACGGCTTCGGGCTCGGCGTGCACAGGAGTTTCGCGAGCGGCTTGCGGTCATGGCACAAAAGCGTGCCCAGTCGCTGCAATCTGAGCGCCCTGAGCTTGCCAGTGCGGTGGGTAGCCCAGCCTTTGAGGCGGCGTGGCAATATCTCTACAACGAACCCGCACCTGATCTTAGGTCCCAAGACCCGGATGTGATTGAGTATCGGCTCGAGGCAATGGCTGATGATCTTAAATCCATTGGAGTTGACTTGGAATCTGACTCAGGTATAACGATAGGTAGATTGGGAAAGTAGACCCTAGCGGAAACGCTACGGGTCTTTTTTTATGTCCGAAAGGATGTAAAGCCCCACACAAGGATTGATTATGGTGGCGCCAAAGCACTCGATTGAGCAGATTAAAGCAGCGATTGATCAGACCGGCACCAAAGCAGGCGCAGCAGCGCTGCTAGGGATTGATCTTCGCAGTATGTATCGACGCCTCGAGCGCGATGGGTCGGCGGCTAAGGAGCCGGTGAGCTACAAAGACGAGATCGTCAAAGGCCGCTCCACGCTTTATGACGCGGAGACCGGCGAAGCAAAGCTTGAGTGGGTCAAGACAAGCCGGGATGCCGATGCGGTGCGCGAATCGCTCAAGGGCGCATTCGAGGGGTTTGCTGACAAAATCCCACGCACTCTGCTCAAGGGCGCACCCATTGCGCCTAATCCAAACCTGCTCTCCTGCTTTGTGATCACTGACTACCACCTTGGATCATTGGCCTGGGGAGAAGAAACCCGCGGCGATGACTGGGATATCGAGATTGCCGAGCAGTCTTTGATTGATTGGTTTGCCGCGGCGATTGCTGGGGCACCGCCTGCGAAAAAGGTTGTGCTGGCACAACTTGGCGATGCCTGTCACTACGACAGCCTCGAGGCGATTACCCCGACCGGGAAAAATGTGCTCGACTCCGACACCCGGCTCCAGCTTTTAGCCCGTACGGTCATCCGAGTGATGCGCCGGGTCATCGATATGCTCTCTCAGCGCTACGATGAGGTGCATGTGATCTATGCCGAGGGCAATCACGACCTGGCTACCAGCGCCTATATGCGTGAGTGGTTAGCCGCGCACTATGAGGGCGATGATCGGGTCAGCGTCGACACCAGCCCTGATCCGTATTACTGCGTCGAGCACGGCAACACCAGCTTGTACTTCCATCACGGGCACTTAACCAAGATGGGACAGATCGAGCAGGCGTTTATCTCGAAGTTCCGGCCAGTGTATGGGCGAACCCAATACAGCTACGGCCATGTCGGGCACTTGCACCACAAGCTCGCCCAAGAGTCGAGCCTGATGGTTGTCGAGCAGCATGAGACACTGGCGGCACAAGATGCCTATGCAAGCCGTCACGGCTACTCATCCCAGCGCAGCGCCCAGGTTATAACCTATCACTGCGACTACGGCGAGGTGGGCCGGGTCAGGCTGACCCCGGAGATGGTCAAAGCCGCTTAACGAAAAATTCCCCTAATCGCCTCGAGCGGTTAGATAGGCGGCGGTCTGCCTTTGCAAAGTGACCGCACTCACATCAGCAAAACAGGTTGCACCGTGAGCGAGATTATCACCGTTGCTGGCCCTGGGTTTGTTACCCGAAAGCAGGGCTCAGCGCTTCGCGAGCGCATCCACCAAGCCATTACCGATACCGGTGAGGCGATTGTGAATATGCGCACCGTTGATCAACTCCACCCCAAGGCAGCGGATGCATGCTTTGGTGTGCTGGCGCGTGATCACGGCACCGCTTGGGTCTCCGAGCATGTGCTCTTCCCCGATATCCGGTGGGAGTTTTTAATCATTATCGCTGATGCGATGCAAACCCGCGCCCGAGAGGAGGGCTAGAGTATGAGCAGTGTTCTAATGTCTGCACTCATTGCCTGCCTGGCGGGCACCGCGCAATGCGATATCCGTGATGAGG